CTCGACCACTTCAAGCTCTGTTGCAATGCGGAATGATGGATAATCCTTAATAAACTTTTCAAGTCTCACCTCGACTGGTTCGTAATCGGCTAAATTAAACATAAAGATCATTCTCCTCTGTGGCTAGTTGCCCTGCGATTGCGCCATAGCTGCAGAGATCGACCCAGTTATCAATGTGCTGGGCTGATTGATTAGTCCTCGCAAGTTTAACGAGCACCATGATCCCTGCGACTTGATAATCGTGGATCGGTGTCTGTAAATATGCACTGAGGAGCATTGCAGTGTGTTGCAAGTTATCCGCAGGGTGACCATACGATAGCCCACGATCACGGATCGTGTCTGTGGCTGTAAGTAGGATTTCATTAGCTCGCATGATCTGCCAACGAACGGGCTAAGCTGCGACCTTTGTGCCAGCCTTCGCGCCTACCATCTTTGTAGCCTTGCCAGTACCAGATGAAATTAGTGACTAGAAACAAGCCAATAATCCCAATGATTGTAATTGAGTTCATGTTTTACCTATCTGCATCCAGTGCCCTTGACTGGCTTACTAGATTAGAGTCTCATGCCCACCCGACAAAATTGCGGACATTTGTATAACGAAACGATAACGATTAGCGGGGTCTGCCGTAAGACTTTCCCGCCACGATAAATGTGCCGTCCTTTTCAATGTGGATTAGATCGACCTGCACCTTAGCCTTATTCACATAGATGATGGCGAATGCCTGTTGCCAGTTAGCAACTCCCTTAGTGTAAGCAGCCTGCTTAAAGTCCATGAGATTGCCTACCTCGACACCATGCAGGACACGCCCTATACGCCCCCCAGAAGCCTCTGAGAAAGCCGAACGCCCTGCTCTGTGGGTATGACCTGAGATGACATTCTTGCCATGCCTACGAGCCGCTTCTAGGGCTGATAAGCCCCCCTGTGGCTTCATGGGTGTGTGGTCTCCATGAACTGCAATCCAATTAGGTGCAATAGCCATAGGATTCTTATGAAAGGTTATGCCTAGCTCATCGAACTTCATAAACTTCTCAAAGCGCAGCTCTGGCAATGCACCAAATGCAGGCACTTTAGCCATGATGATGTTATACAGGCGGTCTGTGTGATTGCTACGGATGCAATCGGTAACGCCTAACTCCCAGAGCAAGTCCACAGCTTCATTGCGGTCATCGTCTAAGGTTTGGGCATAACTGCCCATGCGCCCTTCTTCCCACTTGCTTATCTGAGGTAGGTCAATCTCATCACCAATGGTAACTACTTGATCTGGCTTAAACTTAGAGATGAAGCTAGCAAGGTTACGAGTAGCAACCCTGTCATGGTACGGAACCTGAAGATCCGAGACTACGACTATTCGCTTAATCGTCATCCTCATCTTCATAGTTGCCATACTTATCAGGCTCTACTTGGTCTGGAAGGATCCAATGAGGGTAAGCCTGTGGCTCTGTAATCATAAACATAGCAATGTCCTCTGCGAAACCTGCTCGCTTCAATGAGCAGAAATACTCATAAAGCCCAATGCAATAAGCATCAAGCTTTGAGTATCCTTGCTCCTCTAGTGCCTTAGTTGCTTTTCTTGCCATAGCAAAAGTTTACCTGTCAAGCAAGATGTTATAGATCTCATCGACTCGCGTGTTGAGTCTTTTGATCTCAGACAACAGGTGTGTGATTACATAGCCAGACAAACCACCAAGAGCTACGATGGTGGCAAGGTAAAGGGTAAAGAAGTCTGATTGTGTCACTTCTTAGGACTCGCATAACCAAATACACCTGAGAGCACAGCCCATAGGATTGCTCTGTAATCAAGGTCAAAGTTGCTCGATGCCCACGCTGCAAGGAAAGCACCAGCAGCAAGTAGTGCGGGATTCTTGATGTTCTTCATTATTCTCCACCTAACATAGATACTTGAAAAAAAGCCCCATCATTGTCAGCTTCTTTCTTAAAGCTAACATGCATGTGCTTAGTGTGTTTGTTAGCCCCTGTGTACTTGCGCCACTTCCAGTTGAGGATGTGCGAACAGATTCGTTCATCGTAAATGATGTAACTAATACGCTTGTCTGCTTTTGACTTGGATAGGGTACGAAGCTGATCAGCAAGATCTCCCATGATGTCTGGCTTTCCGCCCTTGAATAAGTCTTTGTCCACATCAATGGCACGAACCCAACCCTGCTCATCAGGATTATGATCTGACTTGCGAGCAGCGTGTCGGGTATCACCGATCCAACCATCCGATGTGCGGTCACGATCTGGGAACGAGTCATCGAATTGCTCTCTTAATTGGATCGCAGCTTTAGATAATTTCGGCTTCAACCCAAGCTCCCAAATCTTCATACCAATTATAAATCTTTCCGTTTGTCGGATAGGCGATAGGTGCTTCCCAAAATGAACCTACTCGATGCCATGATGGATAAGGTTGTGGAGCGATAAAAATGTCCTCATCTTCATTGTAAGAATAACCAATGCTTGCGTAAGTGCCGCGAATGTTTCCATTGTAGGAAGTACGCTTGCACACTTGATTTCGAAGATTGCCATACCAAGTTTCGGTGTCTAAACCTTCAATGAGTTCTGTTTCATCTACACCTGTAATGACTTCTGTAACAATGTTGTTTTGATCTAAAAATGCGTAATGCGCCATTATGCCCAACTCACATTTCCTGTGCCAGCAGTAATTGTTGTAACCTTAAAACCAGTAATAGATGATGTTGAACCAGTTAATCCTGCACCGATTGTGATGGTTAAAGTGTCTGGGTATTTAAGAATAACAACACCCGAACCACCCGAACCGCCAGTAGTTCCTGAGTTTGTTCCTCCACCGCCTCCACCTGATCCTGTGTTAGCTGTTCCCGAAACTCCATCAAGGCTCGGCTCTGACCCACCTCGACCCGCACCGCCTCCACCTGAACCGCCTGAACCGCCTGAGCCCACATTACCTGCACCGCCTGAGCCGCCGCCGCCTCCTGCCCGAGTTACTGATGATCCAGTAATTGATGAAGCTGCTCCTGCGCCTCCTGCGCCTCCTAAACTATCGGCCGCGTTGCCACCTACAGCACCCGCACCGCCGCCGCCTCCTGCATACAACCCAGTAAGAGTGCCTGTGCCAGTACCTCCTGAATTACCTAATCCGCCAGATGCGGTTGATGTTCCAGCTGCATGAGTACCACTTGTAAAATTGTTGCCTGAGCCGCCACCGCCTGAGCCGCCATTAGCACCCGCGCCAGAATTGTCATCACCTACACCGCCAGCTCCACCGCCAACGCATGTGATTGATGAGAATGTTGATGATCCACCATTAGAACCGCGTGGAGTGTTACCTGTTGCACCTGCTGAACCTGCGCCAATAGTTACAGAATAATTTGTAAGGGTTGATAGCGAAGAAAGGGTATCAGTGCGGTATTCGCCTGCTCCACCGCCGCCGCCATAGCGGCCACCAGCGCCACCTCCTGCACCAATGACTAAATAATCAACATTGAAAGATGTAGGCGCACTCACACCGCTGGAAGCGATGATTCCAATTAGTGATGAATACATTAAGCAATGCCACCGACTACGATCCATGAGTTAGCAGCGATCTTAATGCAAGCTGCTGACTTATAACGAGCAAGGACTGGAGCTGCTAGAACTGCACCTGCGCTAACAATGGTAGTAGTCCCAGATGTAACAGCATTGATGGTAGTGATACCTGCACCCTTCTGATAGACCAGCAAGGTAGTACCAATAGGAAAGTTATAAGTCGCATCTGTTGGAATGCTAAAAGTATTGGCTGAGGCATTGTCCATCGTGACAATAGCGTTAAGTCCGTCTGCCTTGACTGCTGTGTATGTAGTGCCAGTCTGTGCATTGACTGTAAGACCAGCGAAAGATGCATCGACTGCATCGCCTAGTGTCTCGATGGCTGTCGCGCCATTCTTGACTAGATCAGATGAGGTTGGAACAGTCCAACCGAAGTTAGGTGTAGTAGTTGCCATTAGGTTAGAGCTCCAGTCGCGTTAGTCCAAGTTAGTATAGCATTTACATCCGTCCAGATAAGTGAAGCAGGCGTAATTGTTTCCCATTGGGTTGTTGATAGTGAGAAGTCTGTTGCTGAGATGTAGAGGGTGATCTCCACAAAGCTAGGGGTTGCCCTCAGGGCTATGTTTTCCACAAAGCCATCAAATTGCCCACCCAGTAAATTGCTAGGTAGGTTGTCAATAATTACAGGCTCGCCAAAGAATACGCCGATTAGACTGTCTAGCATTGCGCTTGGGATGTCTGGGTTATCTAGACGAAAGGTAATTGCACCCAATGAACCGCGTGGATTCTTTCTAAGGTTTAACTCTCTAGAGGCGATGTCAGTGATGTCTGCAAGGTTCTTAATGTTAGAGTCGAACGAACGCTCGAACAGCCCGTAAGAGGCTATGGAGTCTGTGTCAGAGGTGCTGTAGGTTGAGCCGTATCCTGTGGCGTATCTGTAGATAAGGCTGTTACGGATGCGAGCAATCTGAGTTGTGGAAGTGATAGAGCTTGGTGTTGCATAAGACCCGTCAAGGTTAGTAAAGCCATTTGTTGCGAGATAGTTAGACCTGTGATCCGCATCGGCATAAGAGACATCCCCATCCTTTTCCTCATAGATTTGACCTAGTGCGCTGTTAGCAATCTGATCAATTAAAGTCTGAGACTTAGCAGATGCGCTAGCTGCAAGGGCAATCATTGTGTAGAAGCCTGAGTCCACCTCACCGATGTAAGACTCTGCATTAGCCCATGTCACATCCGCTGGATAAGTATCCCATGTCACAGTCGGAGTAACCTCTGCCCATGTTAGGTTGAGAGCTTGTCCTAAGATCGTGGCAATCTGTGCGCCATCTAATCCTTCTGCAAGTGCTGTGTTAAAGACAGCCTTAGTCAGTTTAGCAAGTGAACCAATGCCCAAGATCGTGCCAGTCGTGACAAAGCCTGTTTCCTCTGGGCTTCGCACTCCGATGTTAAAGTCTGAAACCTCGCCGCCGAATACAGTTACATAAGCACCTGTGCTGTTCTTTAGCTCTAGGGTAACTGGCTCTGTGACATTGATGGTAAATGGCGAATTGTCTGTGTTGATAATCTCTACTCGGCAGTAGCCTGCGGTAGGTTGCCGATCAATGTCTAAGCGACCAGATGCGAACGACACAGAGGTGACAGTCGTATAAACATCATCACCTACTGTAACCCGCCACTCTGGAAGCCATGTCATAGCGTGGTTAGTGTTCCTCTGTCGCGAGCTTGTCGTAATACTTCATCAATCGCTTCTGCAATAGCGTTAGGATCTCCCACGCCTGTGTTCACATTGATAACGATGTTTCTATCGCGTGAGCCTACTGCGCCTGAGTTAAACAATGATCCGCCTTCGGTTGCGCGGAAAGAGCCAGCATCGAATGAGCCGATTGCTCCACCCGCGAAAGAATTGACTAGAGCATTGAATGCGCCTGAATCTTCGATGCTCTGAAATACTGGAGCAAGTCCATCGATAAGTTTAATAAACTCTTTACCATTCTCGCCAATGACAGAGATAACGCCACCAAGGTCTTCATTAGCTTTGTTAATTTCTTCAATCGAGCGAGCAGAACCAATAGGTCGGATGCCGTTAGGTGTCTGAATAAATCCACCACCACCACCGCCGCCACCGCCACCGCCACCGCCCGCAGGTGGTGTAATTGTAGGTGTCTTGACCTGTGCCAGTAGAGCAAGCATCTCTTTGATCTTACGCAAGGCTTCATCTAGGTTGTTTTGATTGATTAAATCTTTAGGTGTTAGTCCTTTAAGGATTGACTCAATAGCAACCATCTGTGTCTTTTGATTAGTTAGAGCACCAAGAATCTTTAAATCTTCATTGAGTTTAGCCGTTGCAGCAACGATGGCTGCTTCATCCTTAGAAGCAATGGCATCCTCTAAGGCAAGGATTGACTTTTTAACATTTAGACGAGCTGTATCGTTAGCAATTTGAAGCAACTGCGCTCCAGATGTTGCCTTGCCTAACTGCTCAGCCTGATTAGTCAGAGCTGCTGCAATCTGGATCTTATCCATGTCGAAAACATCTAAGCCTTTGTTAAGTGCAAGTTGCGCCTTGTCAATGGCAAGCTTTAACTTAGCTGCTTTAAGTGCTGCTATTTCTGTTGCTGTAAGCTTCTTCTTAGCCGATAAAGTCTTAACGACATACTCAGCCTGAAGTCTTGCAAGGTCTGCCAAACCTTGAGCCTCAATGCCAGCCGTAGATCTAGTTGATGCACCTAGTTTGTTTAAGGTTGCTATTGCTCCAAATATAGGATTCGTAGATAAAACAAGTTCCATGATTTTGCTAAGCCCGGGGATCTTGTTTACTTGTTCGACTACATTTTGTATATAACCGACCATTACACCAATGCCACGAATAACATCTGCTGTGTAAATAGCAACGCTCTGCATCTGGACTGCTAGGTTATCTACAGTGTCTTCATCGCTTAAAGATCTAATAGCATCAATTAAGCCTTCACCGATAATCTCCTGCACATTAGCCGATGCAACGCCTAACTTATCGATTGAACCTTGAAAGGTATTAGCAGCCTGTGTTGCAGAACCTGCGAATGTAGTTTCAAGTTGGGAAATAATATCCTCGAACTTGCCAGCCTTTAGGTCAGCCTTAGAGATACCTACACCGAGCTTGCCTAGTGCAGTATTGTTCCCCAAAAATGCACGACTTAATGCCGCTGTAACGCTAGATAAGTCCTTGCCAGTTGATGCCGAGATATCTAGCGAAAGGTTTAGAAGTTGCTGCGCCTTATTTGTGTCGCGTGTTGCTACCGCTAGTGTCTGATAGGCAGGGCGTAGCTTGTCATCAAGAATACCGAACTCACTCTGTAGTCTCTGGATGTAATCCTCAGAGGATGCAGCATCTCTACTAAGTCCAACATTTTTAAGAGCTAGAGCTAATTGCTTTTGTGCCTTCTCATCTTCTGCTGCTGCCTTGATTGAAGCTTTACCGAAAGCAAGAATCTGCTGACCGCTAAATGCAAGACCTAAAGCACCTGCCAATTTCTTGACATTCTTTTCCATCTTGTCTGTTGCTGTTTCGGCTTGCTTAAAACCTTTTTTGCCAGTGAACTCTGCGGCAATATCAATAATTACATTAGCCATGATTAACCTCTCACCGTTGCTCTTTGATTGAGTTTATTGGCTGCTGTTGATACCGCTTTAAGCACACCTTCTCTAGCCTTGCCATTATTCTCATCATAGGCACGATAAAGCAAGCGACCTTGCATGCGATCCTTACCCTTAAGAGGCGCACGAAACTTGCCATCTTGATTAAGAACGAATCGACTGTCTGGGCTTTTCTTGCCCATGCGCTCGTATATTGAACCTGCTCGGCTTTTGTTAAATACTTGAGCAAGGGATCTAAATCCTCTGGAGTTAGCCTTTGATGGGCTTGTCTTGAAACCAATTTTAGATTTGACTTCAGCAGGATTAAAGGTAGGAAATGTTGCCTCAGACATCTGACGAGGTAGCCATCCGCTTAGCACTTCTCCGCGATCTGGAACATAGCCTCTAGCAGCTTTAGAAATAGGCGTAATTGCTACCTTGATTTCTTTCTGAGTTTCTTTTGCTAGATCAGGTGCAAAAGTCCGGAGAGCTCTGCGAAGTTCAACGCCGCCCTTTACGGTTGCTGGCATCGCTCACCTCTTTCGCTTCATCCTTGAGCCCTTGCACTAATGCATCGAGCATGGTCTTATCTAGATCTAATAACTGCTGTGGCGCGATTCCCAATCTAATGCTTAGCCTAGCGATTAGATAGGTGAATGGAAGATCGCGCTTTAAGCTAAAGGGTCTGAATCAAGCACCTCGACACTTTTAAGTGTCTCAATGAAATCCATCCCGAAAGGCTTAACAGTTTCACCTGACCTGCGTGTAATTTCCCAAGCTAACCAATAGACATCCGATTGTTTTTCTTCTTGCCTAAAGGCACGATGAAAACCCATCTTGGTGTGTAACTCAAAGGCGTACTCCACTGCTGGAGTAATCTCGCCTTCGATAACGCTTCCATCTTGTCGAACTATCTTTAGTTTTGCCATGAGTTTGCCCCTTTGTTTAGTTGATTAGAATGTGCCTGTAGTTGCTACTGCAACTGTTGAGTTACATGTAAATGTAATTGACTGTGTGCCAATATCACCTACAGCACCATTGATGTCTGTAGTGTTATTGACAAGGATTGAAACAGTGTACAGAGGGTTAGTAGCTGAGACTGCTGTTCCCTTTGTCTGTAGGAATACTGCTGTTACTGTTGTTCCCCATGCAGCTTGTAGCGTTGCTAGAACATTTGCTGCTGCTGTGTCGTTTAGGAAATCAATAGTTACAGTAGATGATTCCAAACCTTTTACAAATTTGTGAGAGGTATCGCCCATGGCACTTACCTCGAGCTCATCAAATGTGCGGTTAATTGTTACTGCTGTGACATGGTCTGAAAGATCAACTGAGTTAATCTTAACGCCGACCAGATTGTTTAGAAATACAGCCATTAGGATTATTCCTCGTCTTTCTTAGTAGTTGCTGGCTTTGGTGCTGTTGGTGCTACCTGCCCGATTTTGATCAGGAAGGCTTCGTTTTCTTTTTCCCACTCGGACATATTAACTCCAACTCGTAAGGATTGATACGGACATCTCGCAGCTGAGTAGGTCACCCGAAGCAGCGTTGAGAATACTAGGTGCGCTTATTGCGCTTACATTATAGGTCAAAGATGATGCTGCGAGCTTAGCGAACACGCTACAAACAGTATCTTCGATCCCGTTAAGGTTTCCCTCATTGTCAAACAGTGGAACAGTCATAACAATCTTGAAATTAGCCATTGGGCTAATGGTGATGTGCTGATTGTTGCTAGGTGTTAGATAAGGATCATCTGGAGAAACAATTACAGAGTTAGCAAGGACTGTTGCAGGTGGAAAAGCAAAGGTCTGCCACTTAGCGTTATCGACTAAAGCGGTTGCTAATGTGGTTCTGAGAGTAGTGACGGCAACGGGCATTATCCCACCATCGAACGCGGATCAAGTGCGTGAGCGATCAATCCTCGCACCTTAGCGAGAAGCTGTGCGCTCATTCGGTAAGGGCTTGGCTGGAAATCGACTGC